GAGTTGGAAGACTCCGACCTGGTTAAGATCAACTGCGACTGAGGACCAACATGACACCCAAGATGATCATCTCCCAAGAATGCAAAGACATGCTGGACGACGCGGTCCACTCAGAACTTTACGCATCCAATTTGTATAAGCACATTGCAAACGAGTTGCAACGCATCGGCTATTTCGGCACGTCTAAATTCTTTTTGAAAGAAAGCGCAGACGAGCTGGCTCACTACCAGGTGCATGTCGAATTCCAAAACGATGTCGGCACTGTGGCCAAGGTGCCAATGATCGAATCAATGGATGAGCCAATCAAGACATTGAGCGATGCAATTGAGACCGGGTACGAGACCGAGCTCCAGCTGTACAACGACTACAAGAAGTGGTACGGCCAGGCATCGGATGATCCTGTGGTCCAACAGTTCTTGCTCCAGTTCCTGGAGATTCAACGCACCAGTGTTGGTGAGTACGGCGACCTGCTCTCACGCATTCAACTTGTGGACGGCGACAAAGCGGGCATGCTCTTAATCGACCAAGAACTGGGCGGTTAATCACATGGCGAATTGCACGTATCGGTTCACCGACGCGAACGGCAAAACGCGTGTCATCAAAGGACAAGCCGCGTTCAAAGCGTACCTGGCCAGCGGTGGCCTGGAACACTTGTTGCCTGGCACCGTCATTGCGCCTGCGCTCAGCAAGCGCCAAACAGAAACGCCTGCGTTTAAGAAGTGGTTTGGTGACAGCAAGGTAGTCGACGCCAACGGCGATCCGTTGGTTGTGTATCACGGGACTGACCAAGACTTCCCTGCATTCAAAACCAAGAATGGTCTCATCGTAAGCGGATCGTATTTTGCAAACGATGTTGAAACAGCAAACTACTTTGCAGGCGGACAAGCCGGTGCAAACGTGATGCCCGTTTTTCTGTCTATCAAAAACCCAGCAACACCAGACGATTTAGCGCGACTTGCTGGAGACGCAAGAACACCTCGTCAACTAACCGCCGTCTTGAAGAAGAATGGGTTCGATGGTTACATCATCGAGACTGGACCTGAGAACAAATACTATGTGGCTTTTGAGCCAACACAAATCAAGTCTGCCACCGGCAACGTCGGCACGTTTGACGTTACCAATCCCGACATTCGATTCAGCCAGCGCGTGCCTAAGCTGGAACCCAAAGACGTACTCAAGCCAAGCACGTTGGCAGCCGCTAAGGCCGCGATCGCCAAGTACAAAAAAGCCGAAGCACCCGATACCCTTACCGCCAAGCAACGCGCTGATGGTGCGGCTACGCTCCAGCCCTTGTTTGATGCGGCCACGCGCAACAAGACAGACTTCGACAACACCTTGGACCAGATCGCCGAGGGCCTGGGCGGATACGCCAAGAAGCCTGGAATTAAAAGCGTGGCCAGGGCAGTCACCAAACTGATCACTGAGAACGGCAACGACCCAACCACGATGAAAGATTTGCTGCGCGGCACGATCGTGGTCAATACCTTCCAGGAAGCCCAGGAAGCGATCAATCAGATCGGCAAGGTGTATTCATTCGACCGGATTAAAAACCGCTTGGCTGTCGATCTGACTGATCCTAGTGGCAAACTAATAGAGGGTGCTCCCTTGCCAACCGGGTACCAGGACATTCTTACAAACGTGACCCTGGAAGATGGCTCGATTGCCGAGATTCAGATTAGCACGCCCGAGATGTTGGCAGCCAAGAACTTGGGCCATGAGATTTATGCGTTTGAGAGGGAGATGCCGAAGAGCCCTGTCAAGACCAAGATGGTTGACCTGCAAAAGCAAATCTATGCTGAGGGCTACAACGCTTATTTGGCGCGTGAAGCGAAGGCTTTGAAGACTCGTTCAAATTCAGCCTTGTCGACTGGGTCTCCTTTTTCCCGCACGTCCGAAGGGTTGCGCGGCTCAGGTGCTGGCAACCAGGCGGTGGCAGAGTCCCAGTTGGGAGCCACTGTCACAGGCACTTCGTTCCAGTCAAAGAACATTGTGCCGGGTGGTAAGGATTTGAAGTCGAAGTCCATGTCACCAAGTATACCTGAAAGCATTGGTATCAACGTAAACCAGGACGGAAACAATAAATACGCCGACAAAATCGTTGACGGAAAAAAGACACTGGAGACCAGGGCGTCCGATTCGTTGCGCCCATACGTCGGCAAACGGGTGGCCATCGTCCGCACTGGCGAAGGCCCGGCCAAAGCAATTGGCGCAGTGACGATCGGTGAACCTATCAAGGTCACCACACAAAAACAGTTTGATCAATACCGCGATCAAACCCTGGTGCCCAAAGATTCCAAGTTTGACATCGCTCCAGGTGGCGTGAAATATTTGTATCCTTTGGAAAACCCTGTGCGCTATGAGACTGAGCGCGACGTTGGCCAAGGCATCGTGGCTCGTAAGGTCATAGTGCCGGTAACCCGGGCTGCGCAAAAGAACGCAGCAGCCAGTCGCGTGGGCAACGTATCAGCCGATCGATTCAAGAGGACCGAACAACTCCAGCAAGCCGTTGCTGATTTGCAAGATGGCAAGATCACACGCACCGAGTACAACCGCATGGTCGACCAGGTGCGCCCGGTGTATCCATACAAGGAAATGCCCAAGCTGACGACAGCATCCGAGGCACGCTACGCCTTGGCCACTGGCAAGGGCCAGAGCCCCGAGAAGGCGGCCAAATACAGTTTGCCATCCAAGACCCTCAAGGCTGGAGACTGGGCGCAGCTGCGCCTGGATATTCCGTCCTACCAATTGCACGACGCCTGGGTGGTCAGCGTGCACACACCGAAGTCAACCAACCGCGAAGTGCAGGCCGCATACGATGCTGGCCCGGTGGTCGGCTATGAATCAGTTGGCGCTCTGACTGACGTCACCTTTGGCATGAATCAAAAGGCCGCAGCCAAGATCGCTACAGGCTCAGCCAAGGGCACGATCGCCACGGTGCTGGGTAAGTGGAAGCCGATCAGCAATGCCGCCGCCACGGTCCGCGCCAAGGCCGCGATGAAGGACCCAGCCTGGGTGCAGGTGGGCATGGACCCATTCCGCCACAGCTACTTCTACAACCGCGACACCATGCAGCCAATCGTTCGTGCTGATGAGGTGATCCAGATCGGTCCTTTGGTCTTGGCCAAGAACCCCAGTTACAGCGAAGACGTCGACATCACCGGTGCCCCTTTCGCGTTTAGTAAGCGCGAAGAGATTGTCCAGATCGCGGACGACGCTGCACGCCAGGCTGTGTTCCTCCAGCAAAAAGCTGAAGAGGCTGGTTACAAAACCGTCGACGAATTTGTCGACAACGACTACAACAAGTTTGTCGAAGCCGCCGAGCAGTGGCGCGAAGAGAACCCAGCCGAGATGATGTTCCAGAAACGTCAGACCGATACACCAGAATTCAAACGCTGGTTTGGCGACAGCAAAGTCGTTGACGACCAGGGCGAACCGATGGTGGTGTACCGGGGAGCCTACGACGCTGACAAAGACGGAACCTTCTTCAGCTCAAAACCTCAAACCGCCAGCGCCTACGCTGCTGAAGAAGGCGGCTTTGTTGAACCCGTTTATATGCGCTTGGCCAATCCATTGGAAGTCGATGCCAAAGGCGGCACGCAAATGTCTATGCCATACAAGGGCATGAATGTGGGCATGACGTACCTGCTAAAAGAAGCAAAGAAAGAAGGCCGCGATGGCGTGATCGTGCGTGACATTGCCGACATGGTTGAGGACAACGGAACGACTGACTACTATGTTTCGCTGGGTAAGAAAGCCCAAGTCAAATCTGCCATTGGCAACACCGGTGCTTTTGGTGAGGTAAGCGACATCCGCTTTGCACGCCAACAAACCACTACACCAGAATTCAAACGCTGGTTCAAGGACAGCAAGGTAGTGGATGATCAGGGCAAGCCAATCGTTGTTTACCACGGCACCCGGCCAGGCGGCAACATCAACGTGTTTGAATCGCGCGGTCCAACCGATGGCGTCTACTTCACACCCGACACCAAATACGCCGAAGGCTTTACCGAGAACGTGTTTGAAGATACGGGCGAGAGAGGCGCGATCTATCCCGTCTATCTAAGCATTCAGAAACCATACATTGTGCGCACTGAGTTTGGAACTGAGAAGGCCGATGAGTTCCTTTATCGTGGCCTGGATCGCACCAAGCTAAAGGCCCAAGGCTTTGATGGCGCAATGCTCTACATTGATGGAGAGCTTGACCAGGTCATCGCTTTTGAGCCAACACAAATCAAGTCAGCCATCGGCAACACCGGCGCGTTCGATGAGAACAACCCAGACATCCGCTTCGCACGCCGACCTGTTGGCCGTGAGACCGAGGGCTGGATATTCAGTCGCGATGAGCTGGGTCGCTTCCGCTTCGGTGCTGGTGCAAAGGCTTACCGATACGCGGCAGACGTGGCCAACCTTGTTCTCGACAAGATCAACTTGAAGCCTGTCAGCCCTGAGCTATCACGCGCTTTGCGCAAGATGAAGGTTGAAGTTGAAAAGGCACAGAACCTCACAGTCGATGTGGCCAAGAACCTCAAAGACTTGCCCAAGCAAGAACGCGAGATGATCAGCGATGTGATCGAAGGCGAACTCAAGAAGGGAGCTATGCCCCCTCAGCGCGTGCTCGACCTGGCTGCATCCATGCAATCGATCATGTCTGAACAGACAGCAGAGCTGGTGCGCCTGGGCATGCTTTCACCCCAGGCCGCTGGCCGCTGGGATGGCAAGTACCTGCCACGCTTCTACGAGCAAAAGCTCGGCGACGAAACCAAGGCTTGGGCAAAGGCAGTCAAGGGTTTGCTTGGCCGCAAGAAAACCATGCAAGGTATTCGCGGCAGCAGCTTGAAGGCACGGGGCATGTTCCAGAACGTGCCGGTCAATGAGCTTGACGACTGGACCAACGAAGGTTGGGAAGTGCGCGACGACAACTTCGACCCAGCAGTTGACGACACCATTACCGTGTGGCGTGACTACACCCGCGATGAGCGCGACGACATGGGCGAGATTCGCGATGCCATGTTCCGCTTCGTCATGGGATACAACAAGAGCCAGCGCGACATTGCACTTGGCCGCTTGTACGAAAACCTGGCCAGCAGTTACGGCAGCAAGCGCGAACAACCTGGCTATGTGCAAGTACCTGCAACTAAGGTGGAAGACACCATGGTCCCCATGTACGGCAAACTGGCTGGCATGTGGGTACCCAAAGAAGTGCTTGACCAGTTATCTGCGTTTGACCAGTCAATGCAAAACGACTTGACCAAGATGTACCTCAAGGGCTTGTCGATGTGGAAGGAAGGCAAGACCGTTCTCAACCCAGTCGCTCACGCAAACAACGTGCTGTCGAACTTGACGATGGCTCACTTTGCTGGCGTGTCTTATTGGGACACGCACAAATACGTTGGCGCAATCGCTGATCTGGTCCGAGGTAAGGACATGGTTCAAGAGGCCAGCGACGCGGGTTTGTTTGGCGGCACATTCAACCGCGCTGAGTTGTTGAAAGTATTGCCTGAAGAACTCAAGGCCATGGCGCAGATGACTGAGTCGGCAGTTGGTCGCAACGTCGACAGACTGTGGAACGCTTTGTCTTTGTTCTTGCGCAAACCAATGGGTGTTGCATACGATGCTGAAGATCAATTCTTCAGATACCTGATCTACCGCGACGCACGCAACCGTGGTTTGGATGTGGACGATTCAGTCGACTACGCACAGAAGTACATCTTCACGTATGACGATTTGCCAAAGGCCGCACGAATCATTCGAGACATGCCAGTGGGTTTGCCGTTCTTCAGCTACACATTCAAAGCCATTCCAGCTTTGGCCAACACAGCACTCGAGCACCCGTTCAGATACGCGGCTCCAGCTGTTGCCTTGTACACAGCAAACGCTCTCATGTATGCAATGGCTGCAAGCCTGGGCGGTGGTGATGATGAAGACTGGTGGACCGTGATCCGTCGCTACATGACAGACGAAGAGTTCCGCAACAAAACCAAAGAGATGGAAAAGCAAGAGCGCCAGTTCTTGCCAGAGTGGATGAAGGGCGCGAGCTTGTCATTGGGCACAGAGAAAACCATTCGCTTAGGCATGGACGATCTGACCAACCTGCCCGTGTTCTTGGACGTGAGTCGCATCTTCCCAGGTGGCGACTTGTTCGATGCTCACAACAATGCCGGTGGTATTCCGCTGCTTGCACCGTTAACACCGAACAATCCAATCTTGACCACGGCTGCTGCAATGCTGTTCAACAAGGACACGTTCCGAAACAAGGACATCGTTCTTAAGACAGACACCGATGCAGAGGCCGCACAGAAACGATTGGCTTGGACCTGGAAGCAAGTCTCACCTGCGATTGCTGTGGGCAACACTCACTTCGAGCGTGCGATGAACGTGATCGCCAACAGCACCGGCCAACCTGTCGACGTGGGCCTGGCCGAGTACACCGGCATCGGTGCCGACGGCTTGCCCATCCAAGCTAAATATGCAGCGATGCAAACCGTGGGTGTTAAGGCGCGACCAATTGACCTCGATACGTCAGAGAAGATTCAAGCGTCGCAAACCAAGGCGATGATTAGAGACTTGGATACTCAGATACGCAAGCTCAAGCGTTTGGAAGGCAAGGGGGCAATCACTCCCGAATTGTCGGAACGTGAACGTGAGAAACTGAAGCAGAAGAAACAGTTTCTGAAAGAGGGACTGACTGTTGAGGGTGAGGAGAAAGACTGACGCGCATATCGTCCAGTCTTTCTATCAAACGGTTTATTCGTTTCTGGTTGTACTCAACCATGGCAACGTAGTATTCGACCGATGTCTCTGCATCCATCTTGGCCAGCTGGGCTTCGAGCAATTCGTGTTCTGCAATTTCGATTGGGGTCTTGGACCTGAAGACGTCACGTATGAATTGCAAAATGAGTTCACGCTTGGTCATGGCTTATCCTTAACCCAGGTGCAGGCAAAACAAATCTTCATCATCCAGCGCACAAACCAATTTGGCACATTCCCTTCACTGGGTTTGTATATGATGCCAGCCCCTCCAGGTTTATTCCCAAACATGTAGCATGTCCACTCCGATCTTTCTGGTGTGAATTGGAGGGTGTAAGCATCTTTGTATAAACCAAGGCGCTCGTTCTCATCATGCAAGGCTTGCAGCAGTTTCTCTTGAGTCATCTCTTCATCCCCATAATGCGTATATGAAATGAGTCAAGCGTGTCCTGGCCAAAGCCGGGCATGGTGTGTACCCAATCAGCAACTTCTTGCAAAATGTTGTTGCGCAACTCATTGTAAAACTCGTCGGGTGTTTTAGCTTCAAGATCACCAAGTCGTACTCGTATCTTGGTCACCTCCTCGGTCAACTCGCGCATCTGGTTTTCAATCTGACGCTTACGATTCAGAGACTGGGTTCTGTCGATCGTGGCCCAGGCTTCGTCTTCTTCGTTAGTCATGCTGACTCCTTCTTTTTGGATGCTTGCAATCTTGCGATTCTCTTTTCTCTGTTTTGCTTTTTAAACTCTTCGTCATAGATAGCAATTACAGATTCCATTGTGCCAAATGTGTGGAGATTACCGCATTCATACCGGCGATAAATTCCACCTTCACGTTTACGAGTTTCTTTAAGCTCCGCCCAAACACCGCAGACTGGGCATGTCTTCATGCAAGCCTCCAGCCCGCCCACAGCAAACCTGACACGAGTCCAGCTAAAAACCAGACCAAGCACCAGCCCAACACAAAGAGGATGATGTATTTCACCATGTCATCTCTTCAAGTTTTTGAATGTAGTGAAGCGCCTTGTTGCCGTCATCGCTTCCGTCTTTGCGGCCAGCACGCATGCTGTACTTAATGATGTTGCCCTTGAGAAAACCCTTGAACTCTTCGGGTGTCAGCACCGCCTCCATCACAGCCCATGGCTGCACCGGCATGTCTTTGTAGTGGCTGCCGCCAACTTGAACTTCATCTGCATTCATCAATCTATCTCCTTCATGTAGTAGGGTGTTGCAAATCCATCGGCACGCAGGGGTAAGTCCGGTGCCCAACTCAGTGACCGGCCCATGATCTCTTCGACCTTGGGCAAGTCGTCCGCGTTCTTTGTCTCGATGATGATCTCATCGTGAACAGTGAACAGCTGCTCGTGTCCTGCTTCGTCAAGCGCCAACATCGACTCACGCAAACAGTCGCGTGCAATTGCCTGTGTGATGTTCTCCACCAACTTACCACCATACGTTGCAAGCCTGGTCCACTGCTTGGTCTTCTGGTCCTGGCCTTCGTATGTCAACGACCCAGCACTGGCCACAATATAACGGCCACCGGTCTTGCTGTTCTCTCTTACCAAGTCCTCGTTTTCAATGCGTGGTTTTATGTAAAACAATTTGCGACCGCTCGGCAATTGAATGGTGAGAAAACCTGACTCGTATCTGAAGAACAACTTCGACCTGTGGCCCGCAATCTCCAGCGCAACCGATGTCCTGTTAGTCACCGCCTGCTTGGCTGCACGCTCAACCGCATACCAGAGCTGCACGATCTCAGGGTTGGCCCCGCGCCATGCCACCTTGATCGGGTCGAGCTCCTCCTCTGTCAGGCCCATGGACAAAGCGCCCATGGTGGTCAGTGCGCCGACACCGCCCTGGTAGCCAAGGGCCAGCTCGGCGATCTTGCCCTTCTGCCGGTAAGGCGACTTCTTGTCGACGCTGCCAGCGGGCAGCTTGAACATCTGCTCGGCTGATGCTTCATAGATTTTGCCGTGGGTCTTGAACACTTGCAGCCGCCACTCAGACCAGGCCAGCCAAGCGATCACGCGGGCCTCGATGGCGCTGAAGTCAACCGACAGTAGGGTAGCCCCAGGGCTTGCAATGAAGGCCGTCCTGATGAGCTGTGACAGCGTGTCAGGCACCGTTCCAAACATCATGGCCAAGGTGTCGAACTCGCGCATCTTGACCAGGTCGCGTGCCAGGTTTAAATCCCTGAGCTCGTTCTTTGGTAGGTTCTGAACCTGCACAATACGACCGGCCCAACGACCTGTGCGATTGGCACCGTAGAACTGGGTGAGGCCACGCACGCGCTGGTCCTTGCACACTGCTCTGGCCATGGCGTTGAACTTGGTCACGCTGGTCTTGGCCAACTCTTGTCGAAGCATCAACACCTGGTGCACGATCTCGCTGTCGGTGTTGGCCAACAACGTGGGCACATTCTTTTTGGTCAGGTCCAGGATGGTGTCGTCTTCCTCTTCTTCTTGCAGCCACTTGAGCAATTGGTTGCGGCTGTTCGGATTGTCTAACCCAGTGAGCCTGATGGCCTGGTTGGTCAGCCGTTCTTTGAATAGTTCGGAACACTCGATAGCTGCATCGATCAAGACCGTGTCAAGCATCACGCCTCGCATCATCATGCGGTGATCGAGGTGCCACAGTTTCCATTCAACTTCAGGCACTGGGAACTTGGCCAGCTTAATAGCGATCTCATGTTCAGACTCAACGTCTCGTAAGCAGTAGTCTTTAAACAGCTGCCACTTGGCGCGGTCGTGTTGCGCCCGGTTGCGTGTGCGGCCACCGTTTATTTTGGTTGGCTTGCATGGGATGCAGAAGTACCTGATCAAGCTCCAGCCTACGGCCATCTTCTGCTTGTCTGGTTCGATGCCAACGACCCTGCCAACGTCAGCCAGGTTGCCGGGCAGCCCCAGGTACAAGGCGTGCACGCTTGTGCATCTCCACTGCTCAGGCTTGATGAACTCTTGGCCAAAGTGGGGCCCGATACAAGCCATCTCAAATGCTGCGTTGTAAGCGGTCTTGATGATGGTCGGGTCCGTCAGCGCATCCATGATGTGTTCGGGCACCTCTTCGCCGTTGGCCAAGTCATACACGACAGCCTGGCCATCACCGTATTTAAAACCGAACAACATGATCTCAAAGTCGTCGCTCTCGACATACTTGTGAACGCCGCACTTCTTCAGGTCGACGCTGCTGTATGTTTCTAAGTCAATGCGAAGTGTGATCATTCCGCTGGCCTGGTGTCGATGAACACCGGCGTGAGGTCGCCCATCCATGCGCCGATCGTGTTGAACTCGAAGAACTCTTCTGCTTCTTCGCGTGTCATCTCGCGTGCCAGTATGTCGATCACGATGGTGCGGTCATAGGCAACGACCGGGTCCATACCAAACCTGTGCGCTACACCGATGATGGCTTCATCGAATGTGTTTGGTTCTAAAAAGATTGCGCTCTCTATCTCGTCAATGATGCGTGCTCGCATAGCTGTTCTCCTGGTTAACTGTTTGATGAAGGGCCGGTTACTTTGCGCACCTAGAGAATGCAAGGAGCAAGCATGGCATGCAGGGAGCTCCAGCCCCTCATCAAAAAGTCCCTGTCTTTCCAGGGTGTCAGTCGGCTACTCGCTGCACTGATTGCTATGCGCTTCACTTCAGAGTCACTCAGCATCCGCTTTGGCTAACAAGGGTGAAGATTGCAGCCCCAGGTTCACGGTGCTCTAGAACACCCCCTCAGCAGATTAAGCAATCCCCACTCTTGTTAGGCCCCGTCTTTCCGGGGTGTCATCGCAAGCGGGTCATAACTCCGCCTTGAAGCGACCTTACTCTACACCTGGCTCGGTCTCTTGAACCGGAACGGGCGCAGGCGGTTGAGCCTCTGCTTGCAACCGCTTAATCTCAGCCTGGTATTGCTCCCAGGTTTGTTGGACCAAGTCGTGTACCTGCTCGTGTGGCAGTTTACGCAAAGCTGCAATCATTAGCTCAGCACCTTGCGGTGTGAATTGCAAATTGACAATTGGGTTTGTCATGTTCATCTCACTTTAAAAAGTCTTCTACCTCATCGCTGAAGTCGTCCTCTGCGCGGCTGCGGCCAGACAGTGGCTCACCGTCTGCCAGCTTCTGCACATTGTTCAAACCACAAGCGATGCCCTTGTTGCCATCCACACTGTACGCGTAGAAGTTAACCGACACCCGGCCATAACAACCGCTATAAACTTCTTCAGCATCCATGATCTCGACCTTGTCAACGTCGATCACGCCAGGGCGCTGGTTGCTGTTGCAGTTTATAAAGTAGTGGCCCTTGTATTCTGGACTCTTTTCTACGTCGCGGTCTGTGTCCCCATCGCGCAAAGGCAACTTGAAATTGGCGAGGAATTTACCGCCCCAGGTTGATGTGCTCTTCGCGTCAGTCTTGACCACGTCGACCGCGCCTTTGATCTTTTCGATCGTAGCTTTGTCGGACTTCGGTATCAAGATTGCCAAGCTGTATTTGTCCTTGTCATTCTTCTTGAAGATGTTGACGTAGGACAGACGCACCTTGCCGGTGACGATCTTCGTGCTTGCTGTTTGCTGTGTAGCCATTTGAGTGTTTTCCTTGTTCACTGGTTAAAATCTTCTACTGCGGATGCAGCAGAAGCGAGTGCTGGTCTTTTGTCAGAGACTGGGACCAGCGTTGGTTTGCCTTCGGGCTTGACGATGAGACCATCAAGCACTTCGGCGAACACCTTCTTACCGACCGCCTTCTCCATGGCAGTGATGCCCAAGAGACTGCGTTCGTAGATTACTTCTTCAGGTACGCCCGATCCTACCAACTTGGCAGCAACTGCGTCCTGGTCTGCGTACTTCCTGTTCGATCTACCTTCAACTAATTTGAAACCAGGCACAACTGTGTTGTGCTCTGTTGCTTGCTTGAGTGCATACGCCTTCAAGTCGTTGAACCAATCGATCACCATATCCGCTTTGGGTAGCAGCTCTGCAATCCGATCCATCGACAACGACTCAGGCAGCGGTGGCTGCGCATCATTAAGCGGACCAAACTCCTGCTGTGCAATGGCCACTGCCTGCGCCGCGCGGGCCGGGCATGTGAACCTGGCTTTGCAAAAGCAACTGGTGCAGTGCTCGCCTGGAACAAATTCGCCACGGCCAAACCAGGCTTGTGTTGCAAGTGGCGCAACAACATCATTGGCCCAACTCATCAACTCCTCGATGTGAATCTCTTCAGCGCCGAAGTTGTGAAGCCTTGGCTGCAACACCGTCATGCGCACGCGGAAGAGGTCATACAGGTGGCTCAATTCATTGACCGCACCCAGACCATACAAACGCAGCTGGCTGTTCTCAATCGGGTTGACGTAGATGCCCTTGCCGTACTTCAGGTCCATTACCTCAACGATGCCGTCGGCCACGATCACCAGGTCACCGGTGCCAAAGCCATCTGGCACCCAGACACTAAAGTCCAGACGCTTCTCGACCATGATGACCGGGTCCTTGCAATCGAGTTTGATTTGCTCAATGCGGCCAACCGCGAAGTCAACTGCTTCTCTTACGTAGTCTTCTAGCTCTTGCGAGTAGAACGCATTCTTCATCAGAGCCGCACGCCTGGCGTTGTACTCTTTGCCTGTCAGGCGCTCAAGTATGTAGTTCATCTCCATCTCAAACAGCTCATGTGCAAACGTACCTTCGCGTGCAAACTCACTGCCCTCATCGGGGAACTGTGCTTCCAGGTTTGCACTGGGTGTGCACGTCATCCACTTCTCGCTGCCGGATGCTGATAGCTTTGCGTGTGCTGTCATTTGCCGTACCTCGGTGCACAAGTTACGTCGACAGGGACTGTCGACAAGAAGCCGTTGATGCGGCGACGGGCCGTGATCATCACAGGGCGAAGGCCGCTCTCTTCGCATTCCTTCACGCTGTTGATGACCTCGTTGCGTGTGAGCATGGTGATCTCTTTGTCGACGATCAGCTCAGTGTTTTGGTACGTGTTCTGACTGGCAATGTGCATGGGTTGCGGTGCAGGCGTAGAGCATGCAGCCAACGTGAGCACGGCCAGGACAGCTGCGGCTTTCATACAGGCGCACCGATGATGTTGGATGGGTCCATGTTGTTGTACCAAGCGATCGCATCGTCAGACACCTGCTTGGCGTTTGCGCTGATATAGCTTGCGATGATCAACGCAGGTGTCGGCGCTTCTTGAATTGCTTCAGGCCGATCGAGTGAACCCTCAACAGTGAACTGGTTGTCGGGTGCGTCTTTGATGATGATGGTTGCAATGGTCATTACAGTTTCTCCGCTTTGGCCAACAGGGCCGGATAGTCTTCGGGTTTTACTTCAGTCAGCTTGGCTGCACCAAACGTGGCGATCAGTGCAGCGATGTCATCCTTCTTGCCTGCCTGGCTGAGTGCGCTCAACTTAGCCCTTACCTCGACCAAGCTCAAGCTCTCGGTTTGAGTAGGGGCAGGTGCAGCGGAGCTCTTCGCAGAAGAGGCACGGGGTGTAGTCTTTGGCGGAGATGATTGGTCTGGGGATTGAGCTTCTATTGAAGCCGGGTAGTCTTGCAACAATTTCGACACTGCTGCTATTTGTGCCTGCGTCTGCGGCACGATTGTGATTGTGATCATTTGTCATCTCTCTTGTGGTTTACTTTACGCGTCGAACGCGTTCTTGTAGGAATGGGGGTTTGTGTTCAGGCTCTATGTAAACGGGTTCGCGTCCGGTTGGCTTCCAACCAAATCGCCGCCACGTTGCCTGTACGTCTGCGCCCGTCGTCCATTTGAAATCGGGGTGAGACGCCGGTATTGTTGGGTCTATGCGTCTAGCTACTGCCATCCTTGTTACCTCCTTGTTGCTGGTTAGTGGGCGCGATGATAGCAGAACTTTCATGGGGCCTGTCAAGTTTATTTTGAAAGTAGTGCTAACATCGCGCCCCATGACAACACGAGACATCATTAAAAAACTTGGGGGCCCCGTTTACGTGGGCTGGCGTTTGGGTATCAACTCCCAGGCTGTGAGCCACTGGTCATCGAAGGATCGCATACCGGCTGCTCGCGTGCCAGAGCTGATGCTTTTATGCCACGAACTGGGTATAAAGATTACGCCGAAACAAATGCGACCTGACATCAAATGGCACGGTATGACACGGTATGGGTCTGTATGACACAACCTCACTACGACCTGGTGCTTTCCCTAGATGCCTTGCGCTCGATGATCGCGGGCGAGATACTGGAATTGCACATTGACGGAGAGGTGATCATCACTCTGAAGTGCGATGACCCAACAGTTGAAAGTTTTCGTGACCACATCAACAAAGCGATGTTGGCTTTACTGCCGACACCGCCTCTTGTGAACTGACCGAGCTGCGCGGATCGCAGTGTTTGAAGGAGTGAGTGATGGCCTTTGCCAGAGAAGAATATTTTGTAGAGCTTTTAGAAGACTGCATTGCAGCAGTCAATCGAATTGAAGTACCCGAAGAACATCAAGGCGCGGTGGTAGCCGCGTTGATTCAGTCCGACAGCATCAACGGTTTGCGCAAAGCGTTGTTGCAGACCGAAGCAAATCGGAGGGCTGCATGAGCCGACCCTCAGTATTACCAGTGCAACCGGAGAACGTACCAGCCGAGTTGCAAGCTCTCAACAGGTGGGTGATGTGGCAGCTGGTGCAGCGCAAAGGTCGATGGACCAAGATGCCCAAGACCATCAACGGTGCAGCCGCCAGCAGCACAGACCCATCCACCTGGTCGACGTTCGACGACGTGTGCGACGCTCTCCTCATGGGCGACGGCTTCGACGGCATTGGCTTGGTGCTCGGCACTGACGTGCAAGGCATCGACCTGGACGACTGCCGCGACCCGGTGACGGGTGTGCTAACAGACTTGGCCAACGAGGTGCTCGAGCGCGTGCAAGGATACGCAGAGGTCAGTCCTTCGGGCACAGGCATCAAGGTGTTCGCGAAGACCAACCTGGATGGATCAAGGACCAAGAAGGAAGTTGGCGTTGAGCTGTACAAGGATGGTCGTTATTTCACAGTGACAGGCCATCAGCTGAACGGTCACGAGGGCGTGAGTGACGAAGTGCAGGACCTGGGTTGGTTCGTTGAGAAGGTGTGGGCCGAACAGCTGAGTCAGGCTGGTGACGTTGACGCAGATGAGCGGGCCTTGGCCAACTACAAGCCAGTGCTTGAAGACTGGGACCTGGACCGTGTGATGACCGAGGTGTTGCCGCACCTGGACCCTGACGGCGGCTACGAAGAGTGGCTAAAGGTAGGGGCTGCTCTGCACCACCAAGGCGTTGGATCGGAAGATTGGCTCGAAGCCTGGGACGCCTGGTCGAGTGGGTCGGGCAAGTGGGTCGAGGGCGTGTGTGCTGAGAAGTGGTCTACGTTCAGTGAGCAGCGCGACACTGGTCGTGGTGCTGTGACGTTGGCCTCACTCATCAAGGCCACCAAGGAGAAGAGGGCAGTGGCTGTGCGTGGTGAACGAGACCAGGCAATGGCCGACTTGCTCGATCAGATCGACCAGGCATCGGACCCGCGCGACCTGCAAGAGAAGATCGCGGCGAAGGCTGCACACAACGGTGATCTGTCAGACGTTGAGCGTGCACAGCTGGCTTCGGCTATCCAACTGCGTGCCAAGTCTTTAGGTGTCAAGGTGGAGATCGCAACGGTCAGGGGTTGGCTTCGGCCAAGGGTACGCGCGTCTTTCCCACACCTGAACGACGACGGTCACCCACTGTGCACGCTTGAGAACTTCGGCGTTCTGCTTGAGCGCCTGGGTGTGACGATCAGGTACAACGTGATCAAGAAAAACGGAGATGTGTTGGTGCCCGATGCTTCTTTCAGCAGAGACAACAAAGACAACTCAGCACTCGCATATATTTTGTCAGAGTGCGAGAAGGCACGCATGTCTACCAAGCACATCGTGCAATACATGCCCATGATCGCGGACATGAACCCGTACAACCCGGTGTCAACTTGGATCGAGAGCAAACCATGGGATGGCGTAAGTCGTCTTGATTTGTTTTACGCAACCGTCGACACAGGCGGCCAGATGCCAGAGGAACTCAAGAGACTGCTTATGCGCAAGTGGTTGGTCCAGGCCGTGGCTGCTGCGTTTGAGCCCGATGGCATAGCAGCTCAGGGCATCTTGACATTCACCGGACCGCAGAACATCGGCAAGACGACATGGTTCATGCGACTGGCACCCGAAGCCTTGGACGTGATCCTGACCGGCCACACACTGGACGTGCGTTCAAAGGACTCATGCTTGATCGTTTTGAAGTATTGGCTTTGCGAGCTTGGCGAGATCGACGCGACATTCAAGAAGTCAGACATTTCTGCATTGAAGTCATTCACTACCCAGTCAGTCGACAACATTCGGCGGCCATACGCGATGACCGAGTCGACGTATCCACGGCGCACGGTGTTTGGCGCAACGGTCAACGATGAGTGGTTCTTGGCCGATCCGACCGGGAACAGGCGTTTCTGGACGATACCGGCTGTGAAGTTCAACTTAGAACTTTTTGATAATGAGCTGAACATGCAACAGCTGTGGGCCGAAGTGCTGGGATTTTGGAAAAACGGGGAGCGTTGGAACTTGTCAATGGAAGAGACAGGGGTCCTGGGCGAGCACAACGAGGGGTTCACTGCGGTCGATCCGATTGACGAGCGGATAGGTGCGGCGTGGGCCTGGGGTGACTTGGTGGTTGATTGGGACTGGGTCACGGCGACCGACGTTCTGATGAAGATTGGGGTCAAGGACCCGAGTAAGTATCAAACGATTGCGGCATCGAGGGCCTTGAAAAAATTGAATGGAGGACAGCGGAAAAAGTCGAACGGGCGGGTGCTGTTTGCGATTCCGTCTGCGTCGATTGATTTTCTAGGGTAAAGGGCATTATGGCTGGGGAGTATTGCCCTTGGTAATGCCCTTGCCTAAGTTCTTGATTCTCTTATTCTTTTCTTCTTTTAGGGTATTAGGGTAATAGAAATAGAAGTATAAATAGGGAGGAGAGAATTAAATGAAGGATATAAAAAAAGGTTCCTATAGGGGTATAGGGTTTTTAAGTGCTAATGCCCTTTACCCTAATGCCCTGGAGAAGACGATCGAAGGGTACCTGGTGAAGCGGGTCAAGGAGGCTGGCGGGGTGGCACCGAAGTGGGTTTCACCTGGCATGAGCGGAGTGCCGGACAGGATTGTTTTTCTGCCACAAGGCCGGATTATTTTTGTGGAAGTCAAAGCCCCAGGCAAAAAGCTGAGGCCGCTTCAGTTGTATGTGAAAGAACAGTTGGAGGCCCTGGGCGTGGATTTTAGGGTCGTTGATTCAAAGGAGGCAGTTAATGCTTTATTCTTCTAGGCCCGCACAGGCGATCACGCAAGAGCGGATGATGGAAAACCCTTACCAGCTGATCGCGCTGAGGATGGGTGGAGGCAAGACCGTGGCGACTTTGACGGTGGTCAAGGAATTGATGTTGGCCAAGACCCTGGTGGTGGCACCCAAGAGGGTGGCCGAAATGGTTTGGCACAGGGAGGCTGCCAAGTGGGACCACCTGGCCAACTTGCGTGTGGCCAAGGTCCTGGGAACCAAAGACCAGAGGATGCGTGGGCTGATGCAGGACGCGGATGTTTACGTGATCAACCGGGAGAACTTTGTTTGGCTGGTCAAGCTGGTGGCCGAGAGCAAGCAGCCGTGGCCGTTCGAGTGCGTGGTGATCGACGAAAACATTGGGTTTAAGGATCGGGCCAGCAAAAGTTGGCAGGCCCTGAAAAGCGTCAGGAAGGCCGTAGAGCGACTTTATATCTTGACAGGTACCCCTGACCCTAACGGTGATCTACTGGACCTTTGGCCGCAGATTAGCATGCTTGACGGGGGTAAACGGCTGGGCACAGGGATCACCAAGTACAAGGACAGGTGGTATTTGCCGGACAAGAGGAACGGCACGACGATCTACAGCTGGAAGCTAAAGCCGGGGGCCAGGGCTGAGATACAAGAGCTGGTCAGGGATGTGATGGTGAGCATCGACAGCGACACACAGCTGCCGCCACGGATAGACAACGTGGTGCCGGTGCCGTTCAACCGAAAGAGGTATGACGAGATGGAGGCCACCCAAATCAGCGGGCCGGTGGTTGCGGTCAACCCGGCAGTGCTGGCAGGCAAGCTGGCGCAGATGGCCAACGGTGCTGTGTATGACGACCAAAGGGTGGTGCACCCGATACACGAAGGCAAGCTGGATGCGTTGGCCGAGATAGTGGAACAGGGCGAACCGGTCCTGTGCTTTATTTCGTACGTGCACGATTGGGACCGGATCAAAGAAAGATTTTCCCAGGCCGTCAAATTCACAGGAGATGGTGTCCTGGACGATTGGCAGGCCGGACGCATCAAGCTGATGGTGATGCACCCGGCAAGCGGCGGACACGGCGTAGACGGGCTACAGGTGGGAGGCAACGTGGGTGTTTGGTACGGCCTGCCATTTAGCTTGGACCTGTACGAGCAGGCCAATGCCAGGCTTCACAGGCCAGGACAGAAGAACCAGGTTGTCGTGCACCACTTGGTTGCGGTCAACACGATTGATGAGAGGATCATGCAAGTGCTTGAGACCAAGGGCGACATGCAGCAGGCTTTGATTGACGCAGTAAAGGAGATTCGAGGATGACAAGCAAAGAAAAAATCACGAGTGCGCAAACGAGCAAGAACCTGGGGGAGACGCCTTCGTACGACTTGGGCGACATTGACATCATCAGGGCTTGTGGGATGGCGGGACAGAGCAACCCGTTGGGGCTGTCGATTTGGAGGTGGCGATATGCCGGTGACACGCGCGAGGTGTTTAAGGTCGCGGAGGGTTTGATCAGTAGGGGTTATGAGACCAGGGTTGTGTATGTGGTCTTGGACCACCTGGCCAACGACGTTTGCAAGGTATGCGAGGGCCGTGGTTATGGGTTAATGGAAGGGGCCCCGGTATTGAACGGTGAGGCTTGCTTCGACTGCCGGGGCACCGGTCGACGACCTTTGGACGGTGAAAAAGAACAGGCCCTGATCGAAGTGATCATGGGCCTGGAGCGGGAGATCGCGGGCAGCATCATGCGCCGACTGGCGCAGGACCTTGATCTCTGATGACCTGGTTGCAGTGGGGGCAGATGTCTCGGCCCTCACGCCTCTTGATCGCACGGTGAACAGCTGACTCATGCACGCCTACCTGTTTGGCAGCGGCATATACAGTTAAGCCCTCATCCAAGACCATGGCCAGGGCCTGCATGGTTTTGGACAAGGGCTGTGCTGCATTTCGTGGATCGTCTCCGCGCTTGGACCAGATAGCAAAGGCAGTGTCTGGCCAAGATTCAGGCTTAGCCGTGAAAGCAGAGCATGAAGGGTGACCGGCATTGTCCCAAGCTACCAGGTAACGCAGGTCGTCCCGGTCGGACATGACGCGCAACTTGTGTCGCACGTTGTCTGACCATGGGATGTCGTAGATGAACCTATCGAAATCGAGCAAGTTCATGTCAAGCCCTCCAACACTGCAACAGCGATGGCACGCATCTGGTGTCGTGGCAGCGTGACTGAGTAGGCCACTTGCCGGGCGTCGGGGTTTTTGGCACCGAGCCACTGGGACTCGATCTTGAGGTGGTACTGGTCAAACTTTTGAGTTGGTGTGACCGTGACGTGCAGTTTGTAGTCTTCGGAAACGTCGATCATTAAAGCTCCTTCATTTTGGTTACGGTTTCAGTTAAAGCGGATGCCATGGGCGCACCCCGGGCAGCGATGATGCTGGCCAATTCGGTGTAGTACCACAAGACGTCTTCCTTGGGTGCCTTGAATTTTGCAAACACAGTGGGACCGTCGGAGACGATCGCCCTTGCGTTGTGCAATTTGTCAGACCCGGCAATGAGAAGAACTTCGGCGCTTGACCTGGCCAAGTGGGCCAGGTACTCGATCCGCTTTTCTTTCCAAGTGCCCTTGCCAAGGTGGCTGACGGCCATCACCAGGTCCGCGACATGGGTGCCGAATTCTTCTCTGATCGGGACAATGAAGCCCCGGCCACAGTCTTCGATCACGTCGTGGAGGACGGCTGCAATGGCGACATCTTCACTACCGCCGTACTCCATGGCCATGGCCGAGACAGCAAGCGGGTGTGAAATGTAAGGCACCGTAGTGCCGGTTCTGAATACGCCGTAGTGGGCAGAGGCGGCCAAGGCCACCGCCTTGGCGTAGCGTGGTGTTGTCATAACGGTCTCCAGATAAAAATGTCCATCAGCAAAGCAGCCATGGCCGCGATGTAGATGATCGTGAGGGCAAAGGTTTCGCGGGTCATGCGATCCCCTGTTCTTTGGCAGCAGCCAAAATGATTTCGTCCATCCTGGCTTCGATTGCATCAGCGGTTGCCTTGCTGATCATGTCGTAGCGTCCGTAGTTTTGTTTGATTTCCCTGGGCACGCCAGGGATGCGAAACACGTTGCTGAATTCACGGGCACAGTTGCAAAGCCCGTTGTTGTACAGGTCGTAGTAGCAATTCTGGGCCTTGCGAAACTTCTCAAGGTGTTTGTTGGTGGTTTTTGCGTTTTCCACAGGCCCAAAGAACGGCAGGCGTTCTGTCAACTCTTCGACCAGGCTTTGATACTGGCCTTTGCTTTCCCAATATGTCATGTCAGTCTCCAAAGAATTCAGCCAAGATGTTTCTCAATACGTAACGCGGTTCGGTGTCCCCGGCACCGAATTCTGAGTAAAGCTCCAAGACTTTGCAGCCTTCAAAGTAAGCCTTGTCTTTGTTTGGCGCGGCGTTGATGATGGCTGCGATCTCTACGTTGAGAGCTTTTGCAGCGGGTTCGCAGTCCCGGGTGCCTGTGTACAGGTCCCAGTCGTCGCCAGTCAGTTCAAGCGTCATGGCTTTTTTGATGATCACGTTTCTCATGTGTCCTCCTGAGTCCTGGCAACCGGCCAGATCGGAATGCAAGCGCACTGGTCAGGGCACCCGGGTGGATGCCCTGCACCGCTGTGCTTACGCGGTTAACAAGTCCAAAGCGCGGGACTTGAGGTCAGCGCCTGCACCCCATTGGGATGCAACGAAGCGGTTCTCATCGCTGCGAGCGCGGACGTGGTGGTCAGCGTATTCAGTGACAGCGTTGAGGAAGCCCCAACGTGTACCGAAGACACCGTCCATGGTGGAGCCCATGCCACCGCCGTTGAAAAGGTCCAGGACCTTCTTGAAACCGGCAGTCTCGCGGGCCTTGTCACCGCCACCGAAGAGCGTGACAGCCAGGTCGCCAGCCTCCTCTTCGTGCATGGCCACGTTGGCCAGGCTTGTCACTGTGTGACGGAAGGCATCCCAGGCAGCAGTGTTCAGGCCCATGAATTCTTTGATCGATTCAGGGTTGAACACAGAGCGGTGAGTCACCTTGAACGACGCGGGAGCGTCAGCCATGGCCATCTGCAAAGTGTTCTTGCAAACGGTACGCACAGTGGTGCGGCGCACTTCGGTGGACAGCGATCCGTCAGCCGAGGTGCTGATCAGGATGTAGCCACCGATCTTGTCGGCCAGCGAAGCGGGTGATGCTTCACCGATCTTGGCAGTAGCCCAGAAGCGTTTGCCACCGTAGATCGTGCCAGCAGCTGACAACTCCAGGCCACCGGCCTTGGCGATGTCGCGGAAAAACTCGATCACTTCACCAGGCTGCACGACCTGGTATTTGCGGGACACGACACCCAGGGGTGCTTTTGTGTCGGAGCGGAACAGAACGTGCTGGTCCGGCAACTCCATTTGGCCACCGTTGTATTCGGTGTTGAAGCGGACGATACCGCGCTTGATCTTCCAGTCCATGCCAGCAGCCTCGCGCCAAGCATCGAGGCTAGTGCCGTCGGCGAGTGCTTGGCCAAGGCCGTGCCAGGGTGTTCCGTCCGAAGCCAAGTAGGCAAATTCGACACGGCCATCAGCGCGGGTTGTGAGTTCGTGAGACATGATTCATTTCCTTTACAAAAAACCAAGCAGTTGCGGTCGCCTGGATACACCGCCAATACCCGGCACGCCGGGCATTGCAAGGGCTATGCGCCCTCCATTTCAAAAAGCCAGTCTCCACCCATAGCAGCTTCGACAAAGCTGATGCTGCCCATGGTCCCTTCTTTTACGTCATCCCTGGAAGGGATCACGTTGCCCCAGTAGTCCCGGGCAGCGTTCGGTCCAAGCAAACACCGGCCAGACCTGATGGCATCCATCATGGCCCGACCGTAGCTGCCTTGCAGCGACCACATGCCGCTGTTGATGGCACGTTGCACGCTGAGGTAGTAGTCAAGTTCCGGCATGGGTTCTTCGAGGAACAACCCAGCGTCGAGCATGAGTCCTTCAATAGACATTTCAATTCTCCAGAGGTTCGGTTTGAGCGGCCAGCAAGTTGTAGCTGGTGGTTGTGTACTTGGTGACCAGGTCGGCGGGAGCCTTGAGCTCCTGGGCGACCTTGGCCCAAGCAGTTGTTTTCTTTTCAGGGGTCAGCTTGACCGTGGTGACGTACATGCTGCCTCTGTAAGTGCCAGCACCCAGCATCTTGATCTGGCTTTTTAAGTCTTCGGCCTGTTCTTGCAGGGCGTCGATCTGGTCTTCCAACAGGCCGAGCTGGTCGACCATCTTCAAAGCGGTGTTATTCATAAAAGCTCCAAACAAACACCAGCAACCGGCTGGCACGGAGTGTTGATCACACTGCATTGCACCCTGTCACGGTGCAACACGCTGGGATCAAGCAGGGGCAAACAGTTTCCGACCTTCCCGCATGAACACCCGAAAGGCCACAGCCTCCCGGTTGTCGAGTTCGTCGTTGGCGAGCAGCTCTTCCATGACAAGCAGCATGTCAAAGAAGCTCATGCCGTAAATCTCGCGTTTGTCGTCGATGATTTTGATTGCGGTTGTGATGTCCATGTTTATCTCCAAACTGAGTAAGGCTCGCCACCGCTGAGTGCGATGTCGTAGGGTGAAAAGATCGGGGTAAATTTGCGAGCGGCGTTCATGATGTTGACCGCGTTGTCGTAGAAGTCTTCGCGCAGCGTGTCAAAACGCTTGCCTCCTACTTCTACAAGTGGCATTTCCAGATCGATCAGCTGTACGCTGATCGGTATGTCACGGTACTTTTTCATACGACCTCCGGGGCGTAGGCACTGACGTACTCGATTTCGTAACCGAGGGCCTTGATGTTGGCCAGGTCGCTGGCGCTGAAAGTTTTGGTGCCGGTCAAAGCAGCCAGCAGCGCAGCAGTGCGGTTGCCAGGGGCGGGGTAAACCTTGGGGACCCCGTAAACAGACTTGATTGTCAAAACCACAGTGGGCATATTGATCTCCTGAAAGTACCAAGCAGTTACGGTCGCCTGGATACACCGCCAATACCCAGCACGCCGGGCATTGGAAGGGCCGAAGCCCTGGGGGTTAGGAGTTCAACCACTCCTCAAAGGTTTTGATTGGCCAGCCGAGGTCCTCGGCACAGGCCACGTAGATGGCGTAACGCGATTGCAAAGTTTCCATAATTACCTCCTGAAGTTATTTGACACACTCTGAACAGTTGCAAGGAACGACAAAGTCTCTTATGTCGTCCTTCATTTCCTTGACCGTGTCGTATGCGCGAACGTGTTCGATTGCATACGCGTCGTGGGCGAACCTGAAGCCGTTTGGCAAGTTGAGGATGTAAACACCAGGTTCGTCGGTGTCTACGTCGCGAGCAAAGTTGAGCTTGTATCTCATAGTCAAGTTCCGTAGGTAGCCCAGTCGGGCATTTCCCACAGCCACTCAGCTGCTGAGTAGGGAAGTGACTCCCTGGTGCGTTCGTTGTTGGCGTATGCAACCAGGGCAGCGCGATCCGACCGAAGCCGTTCGAGCGTGGCAGTTACATGCGCATCAGGCCGATACGACTCAAACATCTTGATGTTGAAGTCGATCTTGGCAAGTGCTTTTTCCATGCTGATCTCCAAAGTACCAAGCAGTCACGGTCGCCTGGATACACCGCCGGAAGGCAGCACGCTGCCCTCTGGTCCATCCTTCGCACTCGGCAGTCTCGGGGACTGAGTCTTAGCGGTCTGGCCTTTAGGTTCCCTGGTCGGTACTGCTTACTCGGCTGGTTCCCTTTTTGTATCCCCCTGGTCCTTCGGGGCTCAGTCGTTTCTGACTAGGACTCAAATATAGCACACTGACAGTTACTGTCTAGTAATATTTAAGTTTCGGCAAAAATACAACAGAAATAGTTTCGCCGGCGTTGTTTTTACGCAACAAATATTTTGATTTTTTGCAGGTTTTCAGGCACTTGACCCGATTTGCACGCTGGTCTACACTCTTCGCGGGACCGTGCGTCTCAAAAAACTGTTAACAAGGCCGCCTGATAGGCGGCTTTTTCATTGGGAAAATCATGCAACAACTCACAATCACCGTCGGCGACGACGGCAATATCACTGTCGAAACGAGCGAAGGTGGAGAGCCGTACCAATGTCAAAGCACCGATGAGTGCTTGAAGTACGTCGGCATGATCCTCAAGGAAGAATCGGGCGAAAGCCCACAAGAGCAATCCACTGAAGGCCCTGAAAACTATGGCCAAATGTGGGAGCAAGAGGCCCAAAAGCGTCAACCCCAACCTGGCCTCATGGCCTAATTCAAGGAGCTAAACATGCAAAGCTATTCAAACCCCGAATCCCGTAACACCATGCGTGCCGCAGGCAACCCGATGAAAACCGGTGCAGCTATCGGCGGTGGTGGCAATCAGACACAAGGCGCTGGCCAAATCCCTGGCAAAGTGTCTGTGCCCATGCCTGGTACAAACACAACTCAGACCGCATACAAAGGCGGCACGGCCAAGGCTCCTATGGGCTTTAACAACGGCCTGATCGCTGGCAAGATTTAATGCCTAGCAAGTCTGCTGCCCAGGCCAGGATGATGGCCGCAGCTGCTCACAACCCCGCCTTTGCAAAGAAGGTGGGCGTTCCTGTGTCTGTGGCTGAGGAATACAACAAGGCTGACACAGGCAAGGGCATCATTCGCAAAGCGATGAAGAAAAAATGAGCACGCCAAACAAACCCGGCTTGTATGCCAA